CTGGAGAGTTACAAAAACTACATTAAGACTAGGCCGAAGAATAGTAGGCAAGTGTATGATGGGCTCAACTTCAAACGCATTAGATAAAGGTGGAGACAACTTTAAAAAATTATACCAAGCTTCAGACGTTACAAAAAGAAATAGAAACGGACAAACTTCTAGCGGACTCTATTCTCTTTTCATCCCTATGGAATGGAACTACGAAGGATTCATGGATACTTTTGGATCACCTGTATTCCTTACGCCAGAAAATAAAACAATCGGAAGAGACGGTGTTGAAATTACAATCGGAGTAATTGAGCATTGGGAAAATGAAGTAGAAGGATTAAAGAGTGATCAAGATAGTTTAAATGAATACTATAGACAGTTTCCACGAACAGAGCAACACGCTTTTAGAGATGAAACAAAAGATAGTTTATTTAATTTAACTAGGATATATGAGCAAATAGATTATAATGAAGAAATAAATAATATATCTTCTGTAACTAGAGGTAGCTTCATGTGGGAGAACGGTGTAAAAGATACTAAAGTAAAATTTATTCCAAATAAAGATGGTAGATTTTTAATATCATGGGTTCCACCTAAAAACTTACAAAATAGAGTGATTATAAGAAATGGTATTAAATATCCTGGAAACGAACACGTTGGATCATTTGGTTGTGATTCTTATGATATATCTGGTACTGTTGATGGCAAAGGTTCTAATGGATCTCTTCATGGACTAACTAAATTTTCTATGGAAGATGCACCACCAAATCATTTTTTCTTAGAATATATATCAAGACCTCAAACAGCTGAAATATTCTTTGAAGATGTTTTAATGGCTTTGATTTTTTATGGTATGCCCATATTAGCTGAAAATAATAAACCTAGATTATTGTACCATTTAAAACGTAGAGGATATAGAGGTTTTTCGATGAATCGTCCAGATAAAGTTTGGAATAAATTATCAACAACAGAAAGAGAAATAGGTGGTATACCTAACTCTAGTGAAGACATTAAACAAGCACATGCAGCTGCTATAGAATCTTACATAGCTAGTTATGTAGGTAAAGTTGAAGAAGGTTATGGAGATATGTATTTCCAAAAAACATTAGAAGATTGGAGTAAGTTTAATATAAACAATAGAACAAAGTACGATGCTACTATAAGTTCTGGTTTAGCAATAATGGCTTGTAATAAAAATAGATATAGACCAAATCCAGAGAAAAAATATCAACCTATAAGTTTAGGTATAAAAAGATATGATAACGATGGAATAATTTCAAAAATAATAAAATAAATAGATGCAAATTTCTTATAACAGTAATAGTTCTTTTCCAGATCAGGTAGTACCAGATGCAGAAAAAGCAACTCAAGAATATGGTCTTGCTGTAGGTAGAGCTATCGAAGGTGAATGGTTTAGAAATTATAGGTATGGAACTAACTCTCCTGGTTATGCTGTTAATTTTAATAACTATAATTTATTAAGGCTATATGCTAGAGGTGAACAACCAGTACAAAAATACAAAGATGAATTAGCTATTAATGGTGATTTATCTTATTTAAATTTAGACTGGAAACCTGTACCTGTTGTATCTAAGTTTGTAGATATTGTAGTTAATGGTATATCACAAAGAAGTTACGATATAAATGCTTATGCTCAAGATCCTGTTTGTTCTAAAATAAGAACTGACTATGCTAGAGATTTATTAGTTGATATAAATGCTAAAGAGTTTTTAGAAGATGCTAAAAAACTTCTTGGTGTTGATGCTTTTTCTATGGATCCAGATAGTGCTCCTAGAGATAAAGAAGAATTAGAAGTTCATTTACAAATGGATTTTAAACAGTCTGTTGAAGTAGCTGAAGAAGAAGTTATAAATCAAGTTTTAGATAAAAATAAATACGAATTAGTTAGACAAAGAATAAATCATGATTTAACTGTTTTAGGTATTGGTTGCGTTAAAACAATGTGGAATAAATCTGAAGGTGTAGTAGTTGATTATGTAGATCCAGCTAGCTTAGTTTATTCTTATACTGAAGATCCTAACTTTCAAGATTTATATTATGTAGGTGAAGTTAAGTCTGTATATTTATCTGATATTAAAAAACAATATCCACATTTAACTAAAGAAGAGTTAGAGATTATACAAGAATATCCTGGTAACTCTGAATATTTAAGAAGTTATAGTGGTAGACAAGACAACCAAACTGTACAAGTATTATATTTTGAATATAAAAGTTATTCTGATCAAGTATTTAAAATAAAAAATACAGATCAAGGTTTAGAAAAAGCTTTACAAAAGTCAGATACATTTAATCCACCTGAATCAGATTCATTTAAAAAAGTATCTAGAACAATAGAAACTCTTTATTCTGGAGCTAAAATACTAGGTCATCCAATGATGTTAGACTGGAGGCTATGTGAAAATATGACTAGACCTGTTGCTGATACGTGTAAAGTTAATTTTAATTACGCTATATCTGCACCTAGAATGTATAAAGGTCGTATTGAATCTCTTGTTAGTAGGATAACAGGTTTTGCAGATATGATACAGTTGACTCATTTAAAACTGCAACAAGTATTAGCTAGAATAGTACCTGACGGTGTTTACTTAGACATGGACGGTTTAGCAGAAGTTGATTTAGGTAATGGAACTAACTACAACCCAGCTGAAGCTTTAAACATGTATTTTCAAACTGGTAGTATTGTAGGTAGATCTTTAACTCAAGATGGTGAATTAAATAGAGGTAAAGTTCCAATACAGGAATTACAAACAGGTTCTGGTGGTTCTAAGATACAGTCTTTAATAACTACATATCAGTATTACTTACAAATGATACGTGATGTAACCGGTTTAAATGAAGCTAGAGATGGTAGTAATCCAGATAAAAACTCATTAGTTGGTTTACAAAAGCTAGCTGCTGCTAATAGTAATACAGCTACAAGACATATACTACAGTCTAGTTTATACTTAACTTTAAGAGCTTGTGAAAACATATCATTAAGAGTTGCAGACTCTTTACAGTTTCCTTTAACTAAACAAGCTTTAGAAAATAGTATATCTGCTTTTAATTCAGCTACGTTAGAGGAGTTAATGAAAATAAATATACATGACTTTGGTATATTTATAAGTTTAGAACCAGATGAAGAAGAAAAAGCACAGCTAGAACAGAATATACAAATAGCTTTAAAATCTGGTCAAATATATTTAGAAGACGCTATTGATATTAGAGAAGTTAAAAACTTAAAGCTAGCTAATCAATTACTTAAGTTTAGAAGAAAGAAAAAGCAAGAGCAAGATGAAGAAACTAAACTTAAAAATATAGAAGCTCAAGCTAGTGCTAACGCACAATCAGCTGAAAAATCTGCTTTAGCTGAAATGCAAAAACAACAAGCATTAACTGAAAGCACTGTACAAGTTGAAAAAGCTAAATCTCAATTTGATATACAAAAAATGCAAATGGAAGCTCAGATTAAAAAGCAGATTATGGAGTTACAGCATGGATATGATATGCAGTTAGCTACGATCAAGGTTCAACAAGAGAAAGCTAGAGAAGAGTTTATAGAAGATAGAAAAGATAAAAGAACTAGAATATCAGGTACGCAACAAAGCGAAATGATAAGCCAAAGAAAAAATGATTTACCTCCTAAAGATTTTGAACAAGGAGAGATAGGTATACAAGATTTTATGCCACAATAAATAAAAACAACTATTATATTATATTATGTCACAAAAAGAAAAAGAAAAACCTGTAGTAGATGATACTAAAGAAGGTTTAAAAATAAAAAAGAAACCAAGTTTAAGAAATAAAACACCTGAAACTACTAAGTTAGATTTAAGTAAAAAAGAAAAAGATGCCGTTCAAGAGCCAGAAACAACGAAAGTTGTGTTACAGTCTGATGAGAAAAAAGAAGAACAAGTCGTGGGATTGCAAGAAGTGGGATCAACACACGAAGAAGAAAAACCTACCGAAGAAACTAAAGTAGAAAATAAAACAGAAGAAAAACAAGAGGAAGTTAAATCTCCTATTAGCGAAGTAATTAAAGAAAAAGAAGTTAAAGAAACTACTAAAGAATTAAAAGAAGCTGTAAGAGATGAAAAAGTAACTGGAAAAAAGTTACCTGAAAATATTGAAAAGCTAGTTTCATTTATGGAAGAAACTGGTGGTACTGTAGAAGACTACGTTAATTTAAATAGAGATTATTCTAAATATGATTCTAAGTCTTTACTACAAGAGTACTATAACAAAACTAAACCACATTTAGATTCAGAAGAAATAAACTTTTTAATGGAAGATAATTTTTCGTATGATGAAGACGTGGATGAAGAGCGAGATATAAGAAAAAAGAAACTCGCTTATAAAGAAGAAATTGCAAAGGCCAAAAAATTTTTGGAAAGTTCAAAGAGTAAATATTACGATGAGATCAAGTTGAGACCAGGCGTTACTCAAGAACAGCAAAAAGCTTTGGACTTTTTCAATAGATACAACAAAGAACAACAAATAGCTGAGCAACGTAGAAAAACGTTTAGAGAAAATACAAGCAACACTTTAAATGAAGAGTTCGAAGGTTTCGAATTTGATTTAGGTGAAAAGAAATTTAAATATAGTATCTCTAATCCTTCTGCAGTTGCTGAAAAACAGTCAGACTTAAACACATTCGTTAAGAAGTTCTTAAACAAAGAAGGTGAAGTTGTTGATACTGTAGGTTATCACAAAGCTATTTACGCTGCTGATAATGCTGATACTATTGCTAATCATTTTTATGAGCAAGGCAAAGCTGATGCTATAAAAGATATGATGGCAAAATCAAAAAATATAACTAACGAACCTAGGCCACAGGCTACTGGTGATGTGTTTATAAATGGTTTAAGAGTTAAAGCAGTTAATGGCGTTGATACTTCTAAGTTGAAAATTAAAAGTAAAAAATAACAACAACTAAAAATTAAAAAATGGGATTATCGGGAGGAGCTTTTCCAGCTTCAATTACTCCTATGCCGAATAAAATTACAGTTCAAGATAATTATATAGATTTTCATGATACTAATTTTTCGACATGGACACAACAATATCTACCTGAGCTTTACGAAGCGGAAGTAGAAAGATACGGAAACCGAACTATTGGAGGTTTCTTGAGAATGGTTGGCGCTGAAATGCCAATGACATCTGATCAAGTTATTTGGTCTGAACAAAATAGATTACACATTGCTTATAACTCTGTTACTGTTGCTTTACCTAGTGGTGGTGCTGATCCAGTATACACGGTTACTATTGCTCTACCAACTGGTCAATCTACTGGTGCTGTAAGAGTTGGTAACACTATATTGGTATCTGACAACGCTACTGGTTTAGTTACTGCTAAATTCTTAGTAACAGCTGTAGGTAATAGCTCAGGTAACAAACAAGATGTTTTAACTTGTACTAGTTACGAAGGAGCTACGTTAGTAGGTGGTAGTTTAATTAGTGCTAATAACAGTTTATTTGTATACGGTTCTGAATTTCCAAAAGGAAGTAACGGAATGGCAGGTGCAATTGAGCCTAAGTTAAGCACTTTTGAAAACTCACCAATTATCATTAAAGACAACTTTGAGATAAGTGGTTCTGATGCTGCTCAAATCGGCTGGATAGAAGTATCTACTGAAGAAGGTCAGTCGGGCTATATGTGGTATTTAAAATCTGAGTCTGAAACAAGATTAAGATTTGAAGATTACTTAGAAATGGCAATGGTTGAAGGTAAAAAAATGGCTACTGCAAATCAAGACTTCGGAAATTCATTTGGACCAACTGGTGCTAGGGATGCACACATAAAAGGTACTGAAGGTTTATTTGATGCTATTGAAACAAGAGGTAATGTATATTCTGGTTTTGCTGGTGCTGCTGCTCCTGGTTCAGGTGCTTTAGGAGATTTTGATGAAATCCTTAAAAACTTAGATAAGCAAGGTGCTATTGAAGAAAACATGTTATTCTTATCCAGATCTACTGCTCTTGACTTTGACGATATGATTGCTGCTATGGCAGGTGGAGGTTATTCTTCTACTGCTTCTGCTTCTTATGGTTTATTTGAAAACGATGGAGATATGGCACTTAGTTTTGGATTTTCTGGTTTTAGAAGAGGTTCTTATGACTTCTACAAAACTGATTGGAAATATCTAAACGATGCTACAACTAGAGGATTAGATAAAGAAATTGATGGTGTACTTGTTCCAGCTGGAACTTCAACAGTATACGATCAAATGATGGGATCTAATATTAGAAGACCTTTCTTACACATAAGATATAGAGCTTCAGAAGCTGATGATAGAAGAATGAAATCTTGGATCACTGGTTCTGTTGGAGGTGCTTATACTTCTGATCTTGATACTATGAGAGTTAATTTCTTATCTGAAAGATGTTTAGTAACTCAAGCTGCTAATAACTTCGTGTTATTTAAAGGAGCTTAATTATTGTTTAACATTTAAAAGAATAGAAATTATGGGATACGTAAAAGTAAAAAAAGCTGCAGGTGCATTTGATCTTGTGTGTGCAGAAAATGTAGGTACAGTTAAAGCTTCTGGAACAGGAACTTCATTAAAAATTGCAATAGCATATATTGGAGGCGCTTCTGACAGTGACATTCTTACACTAACTTCTACTAATGATGGTAGCGCTGGTGGAGGATTTGTTCAAGCAGATGTTCAAAATTTAGTTGAAGCTATTGGAAAAATTGGTGGAGGATCGGGAACGATTGAAGTCAGTATGTCTAATACTTTAGCTAGTGCTGCGTTAGCTTAATCAAAACAATAATAAGATCCCGCTTCGGCGGGGTCTTTTTTAAATTATTATATTATATTATATTATGGAAACAAAAGAAAAAAAAGCTCCAGCTAAAGCTGAAGTTAAAAAAGATACTTGGGAGTATAAAGATAGAAGTTATTATTTATTAAATGACAAAACTCCTTTAACATATACAATAATGTCAAAACACTCTAGAAGATATCCTTGTGTTTGGTTTGATCCAGACAAAGGTTATGAAAGAGAGTTAAGATATGCGACTAATCAAAAATCTATATTTGTAGATGAACAAAATGGTCCTGCTACTTTAGCGCATATTGTTTTTGATGAAGGACATTTATATGTTAAAAAAGAAAAAAGAAACTTGCAAGAATTTTTAGCTAAACACCCACATAATGGTGTTTTATTTGCTGAGTTTGATCCAATAGTAGAAGCAGAAGATCAATACGACTTTTTAGAACTAGAGTTAGAAGCTATGAATATAGCTACTAATATGGATATAGATCAATTAGAAGCTATATTAAGAGTGGAAGTAGGTAGCAGTGTAAATAGTTTATCTAGTAAAGAACTTAAAAGAGATGGTTTGCTTTTCGCTAAGTCAAATCCAAAACTTTTTATAGATCTTTCTGAAGATGAAAACGTTGTTCTTAGAAACTTTGCTATAAGAGCTACTGAAGCTAGAATAATTATTTTAGCAGAAGACCAAAGAACTTTTAAATGGGGTAGTAATGGACGTAAATTAATGAGTGTACCATTTGATGAAAACCCTTACTCAGCTATGGCTGCTTGGTTTAAAACAGATGAAGGACTTGAAGTTTATAAATCAATAGAGAAAAAACTTAAATAACAAGTGATAATAATTAAGGCGGCT